GATACTAATGTTTGGGTCGCAGTTTTATAATCAATCGATTCGCAAATATGTTGTCATGTTCGGCAACATGTTTAACGATATCGTTGTTCAGAGGCTTAACAACTCAGGAACTGTAATACAGTCTATCGCCGTTCCGATTGCTTATGGACCGAAAGAAAAGTTTCTCGTTAGAATAAGTCAAGATCCTAATTTAGACCGCGAGGTGGCGTTACAACTTCCACGTATGGGGTTTGAGGTTGTTAGTTATACATACGATTCGACTCGAAGACTACAACAAACGATAAAAAATGCATCAGTTTCGACATCAGATTCAACAGTAAAGAACTATCAATTTACACCAGTGCCATACAATATTGGTGTAGCACTATCTATTTTTGTTCAAAACGCCGATGATGGTGCGCAAATATTAGAGCAAATCTTACCGTTTTTCGGACCTGAGTGGACTAATACAGTCAATCTCATTCCATCCATGAATATTAAAATGGATATTCCGACTATATTGAATGATGTTGCGGTTGAGGATACTTATGAAGGTGACTTTGTTTCTCGTCGTGCCCTGATATACACACTCAACTTCACTATCAAAGGATACTTCTATGGACCTATACGCAGCTCTGGTCTCATCACAAGAGTTCAAGTCGACTTGGCAGCAGCGAATGGTGTCGGTGATGTTACTTCTACTGATATCGACAGGACTGGTCGCTCTAGTCGGATAGTCATAGTTCCTGGGCAGTTAGCCAATGGCTCGCCGACCGCTAACTCGGCTGCATCCGTTGATCGTTCTTTGATTAGTGCTAACAGTAACTTCGGATTTGCTGTAAATACGTTCTTCTTCACTGATGGATTAGATTACAATCCTAAAACAGGGAATGATGAGTTATGAAAACTCAACTTGAAAAGAACTTAGAAGATATGCTCAACTTACCAGTCGAGCAGCAAATCGCTGACGAGCAGGTTCCTGTAGTTATAAAGAACAATGATTATGAGTTCGCTCGAGAAAACCTTCACGACATAATCGGTAAAGGGTCAAAGGCTCTTGACGAGTTATGCGATGTTGCTAATGCGAGCCAACATCCACGCGCATACGAGGTTGTCAGCACGCTGATAAAGACACTGAGTGATGCGAACTCAAACCTACTCGATATACAAAAGAAAAAGAAAGATATCGAAAAAGAGGATGATAAAGGTCCAAACAAAGTGACTAACAATCTATTTGTTGGTAGCACTGCAGATCTTCAAAAAATAGTTAATCCGAGGAAAGTCATAGATGGCTGAAACATACCTCGGTAATCCGCTTCTAAAAGCTCCTGGCGTTCAAATTGATTTTACGAAGGAACAAATCGAAGAGTATGTCAAGTGTGCAAAAGATGCCAAGTATTTCATAGAAACTTATATTAAAATTGTCAACGTCGATAAAGGGTTGGTATCTTTCAATCTTTATGACTTTCAGGAAAAAATGGTTGACACGTTTGTTAATAATCGTTTTACCATATGTAAATTACCACGCCAGAGCGGTAAGTCTACCACAGTTGTAGGTTATATGCTGTGGAATATTCTTTTCAATGACAATCAAAACTGTGCGATTCTAGCTAACAAGGGGCAGCTTGCTCGCGATCTACTTGGTAAGATACAACTTTCATACGAAAACTTGCCGAAGTGGTTACAACAGGGTGTTATCACGTGGAACAAAGGTAATATAGAACTAGAAAATGGATCGAAAGCTGTAGCAGCTTCTACATCATCATCAGCGATTCGAGGAGGTTCATACAACCTGATATTCTTAGATGAGTTCGCATTCGTTGGTATGAACTTGGCTGAAGAGTTTTTCGCATCCGTGTATCCTACGATTTCATCTGGTACCACATCAAAAATTATCATCGTTTCAACACCCAACGGTCTAAACCATTTCTATAAAATGTGGACCGATGCGATGGAACATCGTAGCAATTATATTCCTATCGAGGTACATTGGCGCGACGTTCCTGGACGAGATGATAAATGGCGTGAAGAAACAATAAAAAATACTAGCGAAGATCAGTTTAGACAAGAGTTTGAATGTGAATTCATAGGTAGCGTAAATACATTGATCGCTCCTACTAAACTTCGAAGTCTCGCATTTACTGAGTTCAAAAAGGAAGAGTGGGGGTTAGATTATTTAGAACAGCCTCAGAAAAACCATGCATATGTTATATCTGCCGATGTTTCACACGGTGTAGGATTAGATTACTCTGCTTTTTCTGTATTTGATGTGACCCAAATACCATATCGGCAAGTGGCTAAATACAGAAATGCTGAAATATCACCGATGCTTTTGCCCGAAGTGATACACAGATATGCTAGATGGTATAACGACGCTTTCGTTTTGGTAGAAAATAATGACATAGGAGGCACCGTCGCTGAAACACTACATAATGAATTAGAGTATGATAATATGTTGTCCACTGTCATGAAAGGCAGGGCAGGACAACAAATCAGTGGTGGATTTGGGGGTGGCACCAATTTAGGTGTCCGAATGTCTAAACAGGTAAAAAGAATCGGCTGTCAGACATTAAAAGATATGATTGAGTCTGATAAGTTGTTAGTACAAGATTTCGAAACTATACAGGAACTGTCTACATTTGTAGCAAGAAGGCAGTCCTATGAAGCCGAAGAAGGCGCACATGATGATGTCGTTATGACAATGGTAGCATTTGCTTGGCTCACACGGCAACCATTTTTTAGAGAACTGACAGATACTGATATCAGGGCAAGACTGGCTGAGGAAAAATATCATGCAATGTTAGATGATTTGACACCTCCAGGATTTATAGACGATGGTCAGAGTGAGGATGCTCTCAGTATAGAACGTGGCAGAGCTGATGAGGGATTTTGGACATCGGGTTTGTAAGACGCGATTTTTATAAATAATCCCGTGATAATAAAAAACAGATAACTTTTAACAGGTTATAAGAGAAGAGGAGATTGAATTATGCCATTTCAGGTTTCTCCTGGCGTTAATGTCAGTGAAATTGACCTAACGACCATTGTGCCTGCAGTAGCAACCACGACTGGTGCTATCGCAATGCACTCGATTTGGGGTCCGTCAAATACACGTGTTCTTGTAGATAGCGAGGATACTTTGGTAAACCAGTTTTTCGTAACTGGTCCAAACTCTAATACAGCTTCAGACTTTTTCACCGCAGCGAACTTTCTCGCATACGGTAACTCACTACAAGTTGTTCGTGTTGTTTCTAAATCAACTGGAACGCAAGCTCAAAATGCTCACGGGAACTCAGCCAACACCGCAAGAACCTTTATCGAAAACGATGATGATTACGACGAAAACTATTCCTCAGGGATTTCTAACGTGGGTGGCTGGGTAGCCAAATATCCAGGCGAACTTGGAAATAATATTAGAGTTTCAGTTTGCCCAAGTTCCTCTGCGTTTGAAAGCACTTTGACAGGTAATGTCGCATTTACAAATAACAGTGTCACGGTTACAGGTAACGGAACAGCGTTTAGCACTGAATTGGTAGTCGGTGATGTTATTCTTGCTGGACCAGATAGAACACCACGTAAGGTTGCAACGATTACTAACAACTTCCTGCTCACGCTTCAA